AGGCATGGAAATCAGGGTGCTCGCGTCCGGCAGCAGTGGGAACGCTTACCGCATTAGCGACGGCAAGACCACCATCCTGCTGGACGCGGGAATCCCCATTAAGGCGATACAGGTCGGGTGCCAGTTTAGGGTGTCGCAAATAAACGGCTGCTTTATTTCACACTCGCACAATGACCACAGTAAAGCCGCAAAAGAGCTTGCAAAGCTCGGGGTAGATATTTATACCTCGGAGGGAACAATCGGCGCCTGTGGGCTCACAGGGCACCGTGTACACGGCATAAAAGCACTGGAGGAACTGGAGGTCGGAACATTCAAAGTTCTGCCGTTCGACGTTCAGCACGACGCACCGGAGCCGCTCGGTTTCCTTTTCACCTCCACGGAGACGGGAGAAAAGCTCTTATATTTCACGGACACCTATTACATCAAGTATCGGTTCCAAGGGCTCACGCACATCATGGCGGAGTGCAACTACGACAAGGAGACCCTGCAGAGGAGCGTGAATGCCGGATACGTTCCGATAGAGCTGGTGCCAAGACTGATGAAGAGCCACATGAGCCTGGAGCATTTCATCGACATGCTGAAGGCGAACGACCTCCGGGAAGTGAGGCAAATCTATCTCCTGCATTTAAGCAATAACAACAGCGACGAGAAGAAGTTCAAGGAGGAAGTCCAAAAGCTCACCGGAACCGAAGTCTACGTCTGCTAACAAAAAGCAAGGAGGAGGTGACGAAGATAAGATGGCACGAACACGGAGCATAAAGCCCGGATTTTTCGACAACGACATTCTGGGCGACCTCCCACCGCTGACACGGCTCCTTTTCATAGGGCTGTGGTGCATAGCAGACCGGGAAGGACGCCTCGAAGATAGACCAAAGAGGATTAAAAAGGCGCTTCTGGGATACGACGACGTGGACACCGACGCAGTGGACGAAATGCTCGCAGCCTTGCACAGTGCTGGATTCATATACCGGTACAATATACAGGGCGAGGAGTACATACAGATCGTGAATTTCAGCAAGCACCAGAACCCTCATGTGAAGGAAAAACCCAGCGAAATACCGCCGCCGCAGATGGCGGATACCATTGACGAAACCACATGCGGAGCGGATATGACGCATAGCACCAGACAAGCACCAGACAAGTACAGTACAAGCACAGAAGAAGCCGCGCCTATTACCGTTAACCTATTACCTTCTACTGGTAACCTATCACCCACTACCCCGCCCGGCGGGGATGGCAACGGAGAGGACGAGGACGAACCACAGACGGGAGAGAGCCTAAAGGTTCAAACGGCCAGAGGAGCAGGTAGAGCGAAGCCTGTAGACCACTCCATGACCCCGACTGAAAAACGGTTCAACGAGTTCTGGCTGGCATACCCGAAGAAGGTAGGTAAGAAGGCGGCAGAGGCGATATGGAAGAGACTAAAGCCTGACGCAGAGCTCCACGACCGGATAATGACGGCAATCGGCAGAGCCAGAGTGACGGAGCAGTGGACGAGAGAAGGCGGAAGGTTTATACCGAACCCGGCAACATGGCTCAACCAAGGGCGCTGGGACGACGAATACGGGGAGGTTGAGATGAATGGCACTGCAAAGCATAGCGGAAGTTTTGAGCGGAACGGCGCTGACGAACGACCGCCCGAGAATGCCGGAGAGCCGAAGCTCAATGGCTTTAAGCGAGCGTGGTACGAAAGCGACGATGAATGAGGAGCCGGAGGAGCGCCGTGAGTTTGGGAACATCACGAGCGACGACCCGCAAGCGGCGGCATTCAATCCGCCTGAACCGGTTCCATGCGAATACTGCGGCGCCATGAGGCACACCAGAGGAATCCATCTTGGAAGCAGGATCATGTGGGCGCCATACGGTCCAGAACACTGCACATGCCCGGAGGGTGAAGCGGCATACCAAGCCCAGAAGGCAGAGCAAGAGCGGCTGGAGCGCGAGCGCAAGCAGGCGGAGGAAGACCAGAAAATGCGTGACCGCATCCGCAAAATTATCGGAGAGAGCGGCATGCGCGACCGGTTCCTGCGCCGCACATTTGAGAGCTTCGAGGTCACGAACGATAACAAGAGGGCTTTCAAGGCCGCCAAAGCATATGCTGACAACTTCGCCGCCATGTTACCACAAAAGGGAAACCCGGCACCTGGACGCAACGGATTATTCATGTCCGGAGGCATAGGAACCGGAAAGACGCACCTCGCAGCGGCAATCGCGAACCAGCTCATGCACCAAGGAACCCCGGTTATTTGCATGACCATGATTGACCTCCTGGAGCGCATAAAGAGGACATACGCCAGCGCCAGAGACGATGAAGGTAGCGTCCTGACACTTTACAAGAGCGTCCCTCTGCTGATCATCGACGACATGGGGAAAGAGCCGCCGACAGAGTGGGCGGTTTCAACTATTTACAACATTATCAACGGCCGATACGAGGCATACCTGCCGACCGTCGTGACGACAAACTACGACGACGCAATGCTGATAAACCGGATGACCCCAACGACCACAAGGGACTCGCTGACAGCAGAGTCTACGGTCGACAGGCTCCGGGAGATGTGCGTAGGTATTCCAACGACCGGCCCAAGCTGGAGGTCGAGATGAGAGAAGAATATTGCAAAACGATATATTCGGCGGTAATGGGTAATTACCAAAACCTCATTGCAAACGAAGGAATATATAGCGGAAAAGAAGGCTGCCTGCGGCTGGCGAGAGAATATGGCGCGGGTTTAGCGGATTTCAAGACGGAGGCTGAAATTAGAAACGACATCTCATCAAGCTATTCGGTGCTTTGTGTTAGACTGTATAACCTTAAACCTGTGGTTGACACCAGATCAAGGTCCGGAATGCCGCTGATCGTAACGACTAACCTGTCTATGGAAGACCTAAAGAACCCGCCTTCCCTGGCACATTCAAGAATATATGACCGCGTCCTGGAAATGTGTCCGATCCGGTTGAAGTTAGTCGGTGATTCCAGGCGTACGGTAAAAGCCAGCGAAAGGCGCGACAAGGCCAGGAAACTTCTTGGTCTGGAATGAAAGGAAGTGAAGATTTGCGTTGTAAACTGACTATTCCTGGCCTTCTGCCAGGACTGAACGAATACATTGACGCCGAACGCGGCAAGAAAGGCAAATATAAAGCGGCGTCCATGAAGAAACAGGCTGAACACGTTATCGGCTTTATGATAAAATCCCAGCTTCGCGGCGTCACATTCACGGGTCCGGTAGTAATTCATTACACATGGATCGAACCGAACCGGAAGCGCGATAAAGACAATATCGCCTTCGCAAAGAAATTCATTCAGGACAGCCTGGTCCACATGGGCGTCCTGGAAAATGACGGCTGGAAGCATATCAAATATTTCACAGACAGCTTCGGCGTTGATCCGAAGGACCCACGCGTCGAAGTCGTGATCGAAGATTATGAAGGAGGAAAACAAAATGGCAGTAAAAACAAAAATTAAAGACCTGGCTATCGGGTCAGAGTTTAACGCGGGACCGGCTACGCTTCGAATATTGGACCACTTCACAGACGGGACGACACTTGTTATCACAGCCGAATCAATCGGTGACAGACCTTTCAATATTTTCCCGTTTATATATGAGCGCCCAGAAGGTTTTAATCTGAACGACTGGCGCACCAGCACCATTCGAAAGGACCTGAATGAAAACTTCCTGGCCGCGATCAAGGCCGCCGGCAAAATTGACGCCGACAGGATTGTTCCGACTGACTGGGACCTTTCTGATCACCAGGGCGGCGTCGGATACGGAACCAGCCGCGACAAGATCGGCCTTCTATCTCAAAAGCAGTTTGAAAAGTATGCCGAACAGGACCTTCTTGAATTAGACGACTGGTGAAGGGAGGAAACCGACGTGGATGCCGAAAAAAGAATCAGAAAAAACATAGAAGACATTCTTCAAAATCACGCCCAGGAGATCAGGACAATCGACGCCCAGATCGAAGCTGAACGCGCCGCACTGGAAGCGGACCTGGAAGAAATCAGAGCCAGGGCCTATCCGTCAATGAAATATGACAATGTCCGCGTTCAGTTCTCCACTGATCCGGACGGAAAAATGATTCGCATGATGGAGAAAATCGAAAAGCGACGCGCAAGAGCGGAAAGAAATATCGAAGCCCTGGAAGAAAGAAAGCGGCAGATTGAAACTGTATATCAGCATGTTTTGAGCCTGGACGCAAAGTCAAAATGTGTTCTTCTGACATTGTACTATCCAAAGCATACATACGAAGAAGCGGCCGAAATCCTTGAAGTGGACGTTTCAACGATAGCCAGAAGAAGAAACGCCGCGATTGCTTCCCTGATAAAAAGATTCTGGAATAAAGAAAGAAAAGCCCACATTCCGAGCATGGAAACAGGCGTAAAAATTTGATTGCAAGTGATTGCAAGTGTACGCCATTGTTTATAGCTTTAATGTATTTTAATATGGTACTGGGGAATAGCCCGTTCCCCCCTCCTTTTTCATAAAGGACACGGAAAAAGACGTCAATTTCAGGCGTCTTTTTTCTGTTGTCCGGATATTTTAACACTCAAAAGAAAGGTCGGTGATGAATCGTGGCATTAACGAAGAAACAAAAAATCTTCTGTGAAGAATACCTGATCGATCTAAACGCCACACAGGCGGCGATTCGCGCCGGCTACAGTGTTGCAAGCGCCGGATCAATAGGAAGTGAAAACCTTGAAAAACCTAAAATTCGCGCGCGTATAGATGAAGCCTTGGCCGAGAGATCGAAAAGGACTGGGATCAACGCTGACCGCGTCCTTCGTGAGATCGCAAGGATCGCCTTTGTGAACGCGGCTGATGTTATCAACTTCGACAGCGCAACCATAGCGGAAAGCGCTTCCGAAGACGACACGGCGGCCATATCTTCCGTAAAGGTCAAGACTATCCCAACGGCAGACGGCGAAGGCGTCGAAAGAGAAATCCGCCTGGCTGATAAGTTGAAGGCCCTTGAACTATGCGGAAAACACCTGGGAATGTTCAAAGATAACCCAGAAGCGAATATCCCTGTTACGATGGTGATCAACTATGACTATGGCGGCGAAGATTGAAGTCAGGTCGGCGGCCCAGTTTAACCCTGTATTCCGTAATGTAAACGAAAGCCGCGCCAGATACCGGATACTAAAAGGATCAGCCGGTTCAGGGAAGTCAGTCAATATCGCCCAGGACTATATCGCGAAGCTGTCCGATCCGGCCTATGCCGGCGCGAACCTTCTTGTCGTTCGTAAGATCGAAGAAACGAACCGCGACAGTACATTCGCAGAATTGCAAGCGGCCATTTATAGAATGTTTGGCCAGTATGCGGATCAGTTCTGGAAGGTGAACCTGAACCCCCTTGCCCTTGAATGCAGAATCACGGGAAACAAGGTAATATTTCGCGGCGTCAAGGACCAAAGACAACGCGAGAAGGTGAAATCAATTACATTCAAACGCGGGAAACTGGTGTGGATATGGATTGAGGAAGCCACGGAACTTCTTTCCGAAGATATTGACATTCTGGACGACCGTCTTCGTGGGAACCTGGACGATCTGAACCCGAATCTGTTTTATCAGATCACAATGACCTTCAACCCTGTCAGCGCTACGCACTGGATCAAGGGAAGATATTTCGACAAGAAGGATTCGGACGTTCTGACGCACCATTCAACATACAAGACGAACCGCTTCATTGACGCCGGTTATTTCCGCCGTATGGAGCGCCGCGCCGTGGAGGACCCAGAAGGCTATCGTGTTTATGGTCTTGGTGAATGGGGCGAACTTGGCGGTCTGATCCTGACGAACTTTGAAGTCCATGACTTCCCGACAGACAGGGATCGCTTCGATTCTGTCTATTATGGTCAGGACTTCGGCTTCAATCACGCGAACGCAATCCTGGGAATAGGCTACAAAGATGGTGAAATTTATATCCGGTACGAATTGTACTGTTTCGAAAAGGACACGGAAGAAATTATTGATCTTGCCCGTGCGGCGAAGATTGATCCGCGAATAGAAATGTTTTGCGATTCGGCCGAACCTGACAGGATCAAGACCTGGCAGAAGGCCGGATTCAGGGCCTATCCAGTGAAGAAGGAGCAAGGAAGCGTCAAAGCCCAGATTGACTTCCTGAAAGGCCGCAAGATACACATACACCCTTCTTGCGCGAACACATTGAAAGAGATTCAACAATGGAAGTGGAAAAAGGACCCGACTTCGGGCCTATATATAGACGAACCAATCGAATTCATGGACGACGCAATGGCCGCCCTTCGTTATTCCGTTGAAAGAATTCGTCGCGGTTCCGCTATCGAAGTTTTGAAGTGAGGTGAAAAGCATGGCAGAATTAACCGTCATGGACCGGATAAACATGATCCTTTCTGATCCGAAGAAGGCGACAATGTCACCGGCCCAGATCGTCGGTGAGGAAATAAAGGAATTCAAGGCTTCCGAGCAATACAAAATCATGGTCGAAGCTGAACAGTATTACAGGAACCGGTCTGACGTCCAGAGGAAAACAAACGACGTCGCCAATCGTTCGAACTGCAAAATCGAACACCCGATCCTGAAAAAGCTGGTGGACCAGAAAGCGAACTATCTTCTTTCGAAGGCCTGGTCCGTTGATACCGGCAATAAGAAATACGGCGACGCCCTAAATGATGTCTTCGACCCTACGTTCAGACGTAAGATCAAGAGCCTGGGGAAAGGTGCTGTCAAGTCCGGGATCGCATGGATACAGCCCTATTTCGATAACGGGAAACTGGCCTTCATGCGCGTCCCTTCGACTGAACTGATCCCGCTATGGCGTGACGCTGAAAGAACCAAAATGGACGCTTTCATTCGCTTCTATGACCAGATCATTTATATCGGGAACAGGAAGCAGACGATCACACACGCGGAATTCTGGTATTCTGGCGGCGTGAAGTGGTTCAAGACCGACGGATTCGGCGGAACAGGATCAGCAGACTTCCACGTTGACAAGGATCACGGCGACGAATCGACCGACTACACAGAAAGCCACTTTGTCGTCGGGAATAAGGCTTACAACTGGGAAGAAGTCCCGATCGCCTGGTTGAAATACAACGAAGAAGAACTTCCCCTTTGCTATTTCATCAAAGACCTGGTCGACGATATAAACTGGCAGACGTCAGTAACGGCCGACGTCCTTCGTGACGTGGCGAAATTCATCTATATCCTGAAAAACTACGGTGGCCAGGACCTGGGCGAATTTATCCGCGATCTGAAAGAACACCTGGCAATCAAAGTAACGTCTGACGGTGGAGTTGACAAATTACAGGCCGATCTGAATATTGACGCTGTCATGGCATTCCTGGACAAACAGCGCCGGGACGTGTTCGACTTCGCTTCTGCTGTCGATACAAAGGACCCAGACCTGGGGAATGCTTCGGGAACGGCGATCAATTTCCGATACATGGACCTTGACGCCGACTGTGTGTCCCTGGGGAACGAATTGAAGGATACCTTCCAACGCTTGAAACTGTTCATTGACGTCTATTTCCAGTTAACCGGGAAAGGCGACTTCACGAAGGAACAGTTCGACGTTATATTCAACGTGGATTTACCTGTCAATGAAACTGACGTGATCAACAATGTCCGCAACAGCGAAGGGGTTATTTCTAAGCGTACACAGCTTCAAAATCACCCGTGGGTTCAGGACGTCGAAGAAGAAATGACCTGGATCGAAGAAGAAAAGAAAAAGGCTATGGAGGAATTCGGGAACGGCCTATTCGACGACGCACTGGGCGCTAATGCCGGAGCCAATACAGGCGACGACGGGAACGGCGGTGGAGTAAATGACGAACAGTAAAGAATACTGGTTACAGCGCGCCCTGACACGCGAAAATGAAGCCTATCTTCGCGGGGCTGGTCTATCGCTGAAAACCTTCATGGAATACGAAAGATCCGCGAAGGCTATCAGGAAGGGAGTCAACGACTTCTATTCCAGGTATGCCGGCAAGCATGGCCTGACTTATGAACAGGCTGTCCGGCTTCTGAACCGAAAGGAATTCCAGGAATGGAAGGCAAGCCTGGCGGAATACGTCACCAGGATCGCACAGGAACCCGATCCGCGCATTAAGGCGCTATTGACGGCACAGCTTGACGCCTTGTCGACAAATAGTTCTATAACGCGCCTGGAAGCCCTACACAGCCAGGTCGACATGATCCTGAATGACTTATTCACAAAGGGCGTTCAGCAGATGAAGGCGGAATTCGGAGACAACTTCACCGAAAGCTATTATCACAAGGTTTACGATCTGCAAAGCCGCGCTGGATTCCTGAATGAATTCGCAAAAATAAACGCTGGCATGATCGAAAGCGTTGTTTCTTACCCCTGGTCCGGCGCCATGTTTTCGGATCGGCTATGGCAGAATAAACAGGCCCTTCTGTTTCATCTTCGGGAGATCACAACCCAGGGATTGATCCAGGGAAAAGGCGTCGTTGTCATGTCGAAGGAAATGTCCGATAAAATGGGCCAATCCTACAAGAACGCCGAACGGCTTATCAGGACAGAAACGAACCATATTCACAACGAAGCCGAAAAGGCCGCTTATAAAGCCGCCGGCGTCAAAGAATATGAGTATGTCGCAACCCTGGACAGCCGCACAAGCGAAGTATGCGCTGATCTGGACGGGAAGCACTTCCCCCTTTCGCAAGCACGGCCGGGAACAAATTTTCCGCCTATGCACCCGAATTGCAGATCGACGACTGTTGAATATGATCCGGACGACGAAATGGACTGGTTCAATTCAGGAAAGACAATGCCGAAGAACATGACCTATTCAGAATGGGCCGAAGTTAACGGCGTAAAGCGAAAGAAATCATCTGATAGCAAAAGAAATCAAGTGGTTACTGTTGATTAAACGCCTTCACGGGCGTTTTTTCATATCCAAAATTAGCCGTATCCGTCCGGCGAACAGACGGAACCGCAAAGCGTGTGGAAGTCACGAAAAATACAGCGGTAGAAAGGAGAAACCATGATTCACGAGAGTATCAAAGCCCTACTTGGTGAAGACCTGACAAGCAAAGTCGAAGCGGCACTGAAAGGCAAAGGCAAAGACGGAAAAGACGTCGATCTGGTGGTCGGTAATGACGGGACATTCGTTCCGGCTGATAAATACGACGCCGTAAAGACACAGTCTGCCAGCGCGGAAAAAGCGCTGAAAGCCGCCGCCGACGCGTTAAAGGCGATCGGTGGCTCTGGTGATCCTGCAAAGATCGCCGAAGACGTGAAAACCGCCCAGACGACAATCAACACCCTGCAAACGAATCACACGTCAGAAATCAAGAAAATCCAGAAGAATACAGCTTTGAAGCTGGCACTTGCCGGACAGGTTCACGATCCAGCCGACATCATTTCCCTTCTGGACCTTGAAAAAATCGACGTGGACGATTCCGGAAACCTGAAAACTGACCTTGATAGTCTTTTGAAGCCCATTAAGGAAACAAAGTCATATCTGTTCAAGGCACAGGACCAGAATCCGGACATCAAGGGAGCAAAACCGGCCGAGCCCGGCGCGCCCCCTAAAACCAATACACAGGGCGGACCTGTGATCTTTTAACCAAAAACCAACACAAAGAAAGGAATGATTTTCAATGGCAAGAACCAACGCGATCAGCCTTATCAATTCAGGAGCATTGAAGGCTGAACTGAAAGAACTTTACGGATATGTGATCGAGAACGTCCAGAAGAACACCCTGTCTTCCGGCCTGAAATCCCAGGCATACACCGGCAATCCTGCCGCCGGATCGGTGGAGTTCAGACGTTTCAAGAACAGCACTTCCAAAAACTACGGAACCGCAAGAGTGGCCGGAAAAGGTGACGCGATCACCGCACCGCCTACCCCTGTAAACCTGTCTGTTCACAAAGAGATCGTCGAGGAATGCGCGAAGTTTGACCTTGACACTTTCGGCGTGGGCGGCATTATGGCAAGACGTGTTGATGATCATATCAGAACTATGGTCAGCGAACTTGACGTCGCATTCTTCGCGGCCGCGTTTGCCGTTGGTGGTGGAACTGCTTTCACTACCACAGAAACAGACCTGGCTAAAATTCTGGAAGCCTATATCCAGACCCTTGAAACCGTCCAGAACGACTATGTTCGCGGCGTACCCCGTGAAATTATGAATATGGTTTGTTCCCCCGCCTTCTATGGCAAGATCAGGGACCTTCTGGACACAAAGCCGAATCCTGGCGTGGACACAGCGGCCGAATCCTTCGGTATGTATCACGGCGTAAGGGTTTATTCTTCGATCAATATTCCATCAGGCCAGAACGCCGTCCTGATGATCGACGGAGCAATCGCTCAGCCGGTCGTGTCCTATCCTTACACCGAGCCGGAGAAGATTCCGCTGTCCAATGACTACGGCGTTTCCTTGTTCTACGACTACGGAACAGCCGTTCTGACCCCTGACCTTGTCTTCACCTACGCCGCGTCGTAAGAAAGGCGGTGACTGGTGATGAAATTTAGGAATAAAGAAACCGGCGTAATCCTGGAACCGAGAAGCGCAGTCGTTGAAGACCAGCTTCGCAATTCGCCGGCATATGAAGAATACCAGGAAAAAGCCGTCAGTGAGGAAAAGCCGCTGGAAAATCGGCGTTCAGACCACAGAAAAGGCCACAAACTCTGAACTTCTGGCCCTGGCGGCACAGAGATGAACAAGGCCGAAATTATAGCTTTAATCAAGGCGGCGCGTGGTGAATAAAGCCGGTGCCCTGAAAAGGTGGTGAATGGCGTGTTACAACAGATACTTGATTCCCTGGAAGGATTAACTGATCTTGAAAAGAACGAACTTCTTCAAGTCCTTATGTCGCCGACGTATTCCAGGCTTGAAAAGGTGAAGGTCCTTCTTGGAATCACAGGCACGGATCAGGGCGGAATTCTGGAATTCGTCATTCAGACGATCGAAGAAATGGTCCTATCCTACACCGGCCAGGACACGCTTCCGGCGCCCCTTGAAAAAGTCCTTGTCGTCATGGCTGTCAGCTATTATAAAAGCGCCGGCCTGGGCGATACTTCGGCCGCTGTCGGTCCGGTGGCGTCCGTTAAGCGCGGCGACGTTACAACGTCATTCGCGACTTCTTCGGGCGCTTCCGGATCAGCTTCAACCTTCAACCTGGGACAAGACGGCGGTGACTTCTTCGGCTGGAAGACGGTCCTGAACGAATATCGGAAATTAAGGTGGTGATCAGACATGGGATTCGGAAATCCTTCCGCAGAACGCGCGGCCATAGAACGTACCTATGAAGACACCGCCACAGTATCAAGAACAGCACCACAGACAGGAGCGAACAAAATCACGAAGTCCGTTCCTTCTGTGGTGTATTCTGCTATCATTTGCGCGCTTTCACAATCAGGTTCCGACAAGAGCCAGCAAACGAAGGCGCAAAACAAAATCGAATATGACGCCGTGATCCTCCTTCCCCCCACTCTTTCGATTCTTCCAGGGGATAAAATATCCCTGAAAAGGTTCGGAAGGTATAGTCCGGACAGTCCGATCATTTACGACTTTGAAGTCGTCGGGCGGCCGGCTGTATATCCCACACACCAGGAAGTCAAGGTCAAGGACGGTGATCTGTCGTGAGTGTTGACAACAGCGGCTTGATTGCCTTTCAACAACAGATTGAAGCCTTGAAAAACGAAGTCCCTGACATCATGGAAGAATTGATAATCGGTGAAGGTGTCTATGCGGCAAAACAGGCGAAGCTGATCTGTAAAAATGACGTCCCTGACATTGTAAACAATGGTGATTATCGAAATAACTTCCACGCAGGGAATAAAGCCTTGATTCATAACGGGAACAAGGAACACGACGGAAGCAAGCCGCAAAGATCGGGCAAATGGTACAGAATCGACGTTTATAATAACCTGGACTATGCGAAGCACCTTGAATATGGCTTCCGAAGTCACTTTGTACCTGGACATTGGTCCGGCCGTACTTTCGTTTACCAGAAAAACGATCCGGAAGGTGGAATGTATGTCGGGCCATATAAAGGCTATGTACGCGGCCACTTCACGCTTCGCAGAGCAATAAAACGGACGAAGGACACGCAGGACGCGCGCCTTTCCCGTAAAATGGACCGGATCATTCGGGAACGCTTAACCCCGCACGGTTCCGGTTAATCGGAGGTATGCGGAATGACTGTGAATAAATTCATGGAAGCCGTTGCTTCAAAACTGACCGGAATCTGGCCTGATCGAAAGGTATTCGTTGACGAAATTCCGAAGGACGCAGACGGTAACTTCTTTGTCGGAGTTATTGAAACAAGCCAGGAAAAGAAACTGGACCGCCGAAGGACACGGTCATGTCAGTTCGAAGTCCTCTATTTCTTGAAGACGGACGATAATATGGCTTTCAACGACTGGGTCGAATCAATGTACGACAACTTTGAAGCCCTTGACGTTGATGATTCTGAAACGGGGACGCGCCGGATCGTACTTTCGGGCCAGACAGCCAGGAAGGACGAAACGGGCGTCTTTCAGTTTGTCTTCGACGCGAATTTCAGCTTCGTCCTGGCGCCCGAAATGATTGATCCTATGGAAAACCTTGACCAGAAGGAGGAATTGAAGTAATGGCAACTAAAAAGAAAACCGCCCCACAGGAAGACCAGCCGACGGCGGCGGAACCCAGATTTACAAAAGAACAACTGGTCAACAGTAAAGCATTCAGCCAGCATGGGGACGCCCTGGTGGCTATCCTGGACGCCGGCAAAACATACACAAAGGCACAGGCCGAAAGGCTTGTTTCCGAATTTCTTGAAAGAAAGGTGTGATCTTAAATGGCCCCTATTGGCGGAGGTACTTTTACAGCACAAAACAAAATCCTTCCTGGCGCTTATATCAATTTTGTAAGCCTGGGAAGCGCGGCCAGACTTGGAACGCGTGGCGTCGTCGCCCTTCCCCTGGAATTGAACTGGGGACCTGAAAATCAGGTCTTTTCAGTGACAGCGGAGGACTTTAACAAAACAGCGATCGACGTGTTCGGCTACGATCCAACAGCCGCCCCCCTTCTTCTTGTCAGGGAAGCCTTGAAGCGCGCGAAAACCCTTCTTGCTTACCGTGTGAATTCCGGTGGCGTTAAGGCTTCAAATACGATCGAAGGAATGACCGTTACGGCGAAATGGTCCGGAACCAGAGGAAACGACATCAAGGTCGCCATTCTGACCAATGTAGACGACGCAACGAAGGTTGACGTCGTGACCTATCTTGGCGCAATAGAAGTCGATTCCCAGACCGTAACAGCAAGCACCGGATCGGCTAACCTGAAAAACAATAACTTCGCGACCTTCGGAACAGCGGCAACATTGACACCGGCTTCCGCAACAGCATTGACAGGCGGAACAAACGGCACAGTCGACGGCACGTCATATAGTGCATTTCTGAATAAGATTGAGGTCGAAACCTTTAATGTGATCGGTTATCCTGGCACAGATGAAACGGTCAAAGCCCTTTTTGCCGCCTTCGTGAAGCGTCTTCGCTACGATAACGGAGAGAAAATCGTCGGTGTCCTCTATCAGTATGACGGCGACGACATGGGCCTGATCAACGTCAAAAACGGCGTTATTCTGGCCGACGGTACCACAATTACAGGCGACAAGGCCGTCGCATGGGTGGCCGGCGCTTCTGCCGGCGCAGAAGTCAACGAATCACTGACGAACGTCGCATATGACGGCGCTGTGGACGTTGACATCAAATACACAAAAAGCCAGTTTGAAGCGGCTATTCAGACCGGCGAATTCGTTTTCTATGCTGACAATGGAAAAGCGCGCGTCCTGACTGACATCAACAGCCTTGTCACCTTCGGCGAAGGCGTATCCGAAGACTGGACTTCGAACCGTGTTATCCGTGTTATGGACGGCTGGGCGAACGACGTCGCAAGAATCTTCGGCGAAAGCTATATCGGACTTGTTACAAACAGCGACACAGGCCGTCAGCTTTTCAAGGCGGACCTTGTTTCCCTTGCTACGCAATACCAGGCAATCGACGCGATCAGCAATTTCGAAAGTGCTGACATCACTATTCAACAGGGCGTCGGAAAGCGTGACGTCGCTGTGGCTTGCGCGTTACAACCGAACGACAGCATGGAAAAGCTGTATATGACCGT